AACAAAGTGAAATACATTCAAAATAGATGGGACAGAGTAATCGATGAAAGAATGGCAATCGTATTATCAGACAAACTATCAGGATATACAATATACGATTCAGCTGAAAAACTTGATTGCTCTCCTCAAAGAATCAGTCAGATTTTTAATGAAATTGCAGAACTATTGAAAGACTAAGTTATCCACAAATTTACTTTACTTATTTTCAAGATTATGAAAGGTTATAAAAATTCTCTATAATGGGAGGTAGGTCGGAGCGTAGTACACTACAATCAATCAAAAACTTGTTTTTGTACCTCGCACTGCACGAACCTAGCGGTTCTTCGTTTACTTTGCCATGAGTAATCTCCTTTCAAAGAATATGTATGGAAACCATCTAGTAATTTCTAGGTGGTTTTTGTATTATTAATGTATACATGTAAAGGGGATGAAGATGATGAACGATAATATAAAAGGAAGTTATCAGGTATATGTATATGGTGATAATAAACCGATTGATGCAAATTTAATACCTATGAAGATATTAGAGAATGAGTTTCGTGTTACTCCATTGCAAAGTGGTTTAGGAATTGATTACGATGAATATAAGCGAGATTCATTATTGTTTTGGATTGAGGACATGATGTACACTTATCCAAACGATAAAATATACGTAAAATTTTACGAAATAACTACAACTAAAAATTTAAGACGAGATGTAGAATATTGTGTAGAAAATTTTGATATAAACAAATTAAGTTTTAAGTTAGTATGATGCACACTCACTTATGTGGGTGTTTTTTAATGCAAAGAAATAATTAGAGTTTAGTGACAGAAGGGTTGGTGGATATGTGATGAACGAGATTGAAGTTGTTGATGATGCATGAGTACAAATTGGGACGCAGTAAAAGAAGATTATGACACAGGTAAATTTAAGCTTAAGGATTTAGCTGAAAAGCACGACATTAAATTAGGTACATTGAAATCTAAAATTAGTCGTGAAGGCTGGAATAAGGTTGCAACCAAGAAAAAGGATGCAACCAAGAAAGTTGCAAAAAAGAAGCATCCACAAGATACAACAGATATAAGAAGAAAGAGTGGTAATCCTAATCCGCCTAATCAGTTCACAGAACGGAACAACTTTGCTGTGAAGCATGGATTACTAAGTAGGTACATTCCCAAAGAGACAATGGAGCTTATGGGCATAGCTGATTCAATGGATGCAGCAGATATTATATGGGCTCAGGTACAAATACAGTTTGCAGCAATAATAAGAGCACAAAAAGTAATGTGGGTAGAAGATGCTAACGATCATACGAGTGAAATAACATCTACGAGTGAGTTTGGAGACGGATATAAGATTTCATTCGCTTATGAAAAGTATGCATCTTTTTTAAGTGCACAATCACGAGCAATGGCTGAACTAAGGAGTGCATTGAAGCAATTCTCATTACATGCAGCTGATGATGATTATCGTAAGTTGCAAGTTGCAGTTATGCAGGAACAATTAACGCAGATTAAGCAACAGAATGAGAATGGGGCACAATCTGATAAACCATTAGAAATCTTAATCACAAGAAAAGAGGGACGAGAATGACAGAAGCTGTTCAGTTGAATAAAGAAGTTAATCCTCGCTTTGAAGAATTCTTGTTTGATTGGAATCAGAAGTTTCAATTCCTTGTTGGTGGTTATGGTAGCAGTAAATCATATCATGTTGCATTAAAGATCATTCTTAAATTGATATCTGAGAAGCGGAAAGCGTTAGTTGTTCGTGAAGTATTTGAGACTATTAGAGATTCATGTTTCTCGCTCTTTGAAGAGATAATATATGACTTAGAACTGAATACAAAAGGTGTAAGACTTACTACAAGTCCTATGAAGATAACATTTCCAAATGGAAGTCAGATTATTTTCAAAGGAATGGATAAGCCAGGTAAATTGAAATCGATTAATGACATCTCGCTGATTTGGTTAGAGGAGTGTTCAGAGATAAAGTATGCAGGATTTAAAGAGTTGATTGGTCGTTTAAGACATCCACGATTAAGAAACTACATGATATTGTCTACTAATCCAGTGAGTAAAAGTAATTGGACATATCTTCATTTCTTTATCAACAAAGATGCGAAAGTTATAAAGTTAGATGATTATCGTTTATACAAAGAAAAGACAATCGTTTTAGGGGACACGTACTATCATCATTCAACAGCTGATGATAACTACTTTTTACCTGATGATTATATTGCACAACTTGATGATATGAAGAACTATGACATTGATCTGCATCGAGTTGCTAGACTAGGACAATTCGGAGCAAATGGCAAGAAGGTATTACCTCAATTTGAAGTCATGGCCCATGATGAAGTAATGAAAGTAGTAAACAGAACGAGTGCAAGATTATTAAAGAATGGTCTCGACTTTGGTTTTGTTACTTCATTCAACGCATTATCACGAATGGCCATAGATGAAAAGAATATGTGGTTATACATTTATGATGAAGTCTATACGAAAGAGCAAGATGATGAAGAACTGTACCAGGAGTTAGCTTATCTAGGTAGAACGCTTATAAAAGCTGACCATGAGGACAGCACAATCAAATATCTAAACAAAAAAGGTATGAATCTAAGAAAAGCTAAGAAGTATGCCGGTTCACGTGCCGAATACACAAAGAAGGTGAAACGGTTCAAACGTATTATATGTTCAGATAAATGTGTAAATCATATTGATGAGCTACAAGATTTAACATATAAGACTAACAATAACGATGAAATCATCGAGGATCAGTTCAATATTGACCCGCATACATTCTCGGCTATGTGGTACGGACTTGATGATTATGATGTAGCAGTTCCTAAAGGTGACTACATTAGACAACAAAGTGCATGGTAAAGGAGGGCGACAATGAACGAGTGGAAGAAGTTTGATAAAGACTTTATAAAGAAAAAGCATGATGACATGTATTTCTATCGTGATTTATACGATGGTAAACATGCAAATATCTTTCCGAGAGCTAAAGAGTTAATCAGTAAAGGCGAGATAATTGATATCTTACAATATGGAGAATATAACGCTAAGAACGTAATGACACCATACTTGATGTTGAATATATGTAAAATTATCGTTGATACACCTTCGCTGTTAATCAGTCGTGGCATTGGTAAGGTTAAGACTAACTTCCCGAATAAGGAAGAGTTAGCAAATGACACAACGACAGAAGAAGCGAAAATGATTGAGGGAACAGTTGATAATTCATACAACAGTGAAGTCATTGACTTGCAGCAAGAAACGATAGACCAGATTGTTAAGAACTCAAAGATTGATCATAAGATGAACATCACTCAATTATTAATTGATGGTGGTATCGTCGCTGTACCTTCTATGATTAATGGACAGTTAAAGCTGATGTTCAAGGAGCGTAATGTTTATTATCCTCATGATGATGGGCATGGATATGATTTGGTATACGAGTTACCTCAGACTGAAGAAGAGAAAGAAGCGGGTATTGATTATGTCCATATCTATACTGAACGTGAAGATGAGGACAGACTTCTTATACTTCATAAGTTATTCAAAAGAAATGGTGAATCTCAACTTGAAGAGGTAGAGGATTTATCTTTTATTCAAGAAAAAATAGGCATTGAACAGTTAGAGCAAGAGTTTGAAGGTCGTAAACGTTCGTTTATTTCATATCTTGCGAACAATGCAACATTCTATAATAAGCTAGGTTCATCTGAACTTAAAGGACTTGCAGGGCGACAAGACGAAGTGAACTGGACCTTAACAAGAGCATCACAGACATTTGAGCGCAATGGTAAGCCACGTATCAGTATTACAAGTGAAACAATGGATACATTAAGAAGAATTGCAGCTGATAGATATGGTGATGAAAACAAGATTGATCATAGAGATTTAGAGATTCAAGAAATCGGTGAGAATGGTCAAGTCATGCAGATACATCAGATTGATGTCGATAAGATAGGTGATATGGCTTATCTTAAAGACATTATCAGAGGGATGTTAGCAGAAACGCAGACATCACAAGCAGCAATGGAATTTGTAAGGACAGATACTGCAAGTCCACAGTCCGGTGTTGCAAAGTTCTATGACTTACTTATCTCATTGATGAAAGCAGAGCAAATCAGAAATGATTATGTTGAATTCCTTAAGAAGTTATTCGAGAGTGCCTTATGGTTAGCGAATAAAGAGAATGACAGTATCATCATTGAAGAGCCTAACATAACAGTTCAAGCGATGATTCCAGTGCCAGAAAAAGAAATCACTGATGCGAATATTGCGAAGTACAATGCTAAAGTTCAGTCGCTTGAAGAAACGGTGAGACTGAACAATCCTGATAAGACAGATGAATGGGTGTATGAAGAGGTCGAACGTATCAAATCGGAATCGACATCACAAGACAGCATGAGTGTTCTAAATGGCAATAATACGTTGAATAACTTCCTAAACAATAGACAACCTAATGGAACACCATTAGATGAACTAGGAAATCCAATCAAGGAGTGATTAGATGAACGCTAAACAATTAACATTGCTGATTGATGAATTGAAGAAGCACATTGTATCACTCCTGCATAATACTGATCATTTAAAAGATAGTGATGTACAAAAAACATTACTGACAATCAATAAAATATTTGATGAACTAGGGCTTACTGTTCAAGAGGTGTTACCTGTTGAATTAGCAAAATCCTATTTTATTGCAATTGATGAAGCTACAGAGGATTTACAAGAGCAAGGCATACAGTTGAATGGTCGAGCTATCGTTGATGGTGTAGTGCAAGCAGACTTTAAGGCACAAGCTAACGTTGAAGCATTATCGAATATCGTTACTGATACGATGTTAGACATGCAAGCGGCAATTAGAACCGCTAAAGAAAACTTTAATGATACTTATATGCAGACATTAGAAGCAGTCAGAAGTGACATAAGCAAAGGAATGCTGGATGGCAACAATCGTGAAGCAATCATAAAGCGTGTATCAGATACATTCTTACAAGATGGATTTACTTCGTTTAAGACTGTAGACGGTAAGCAGTTACCTTTGGATTTCTACTCACGTACAGTGGTCAGAACGAAAATGAGGACAGCAACGAATCATGGTCATCTAACTAGATATGAAGAAGCGGGTGTCAATCTTGTAACTATAACAGGAAGAGAGCCTACCTGTGGCGTATGCGCAAGATACCGTAACCACGTTTTCAGTATCGATGGAAAAGATAAAAGGTTTCCACATATCAATGTATACGAACTATTTCCATTGCATCCGAACTGTGAGTGTCGCATCAGACCATTTGTAATTGAATATAAAAGTCAGTCTGAAATCAATAAAGCTGTTGTTAAAGCGAAGTCATTTAATCCTGATATTGATCCAAGAGCACAGAAACAAAAAGATGCATACAAGCAAGACCAGGATAAGAAACGTATCGCAAGACAAGAAGATAAGCATTACATAAAGATGAAAGCGATATTAGGTGATAAAGCGCCGAAGAATATTGGTGCATATCGAAATATCAAGCGTAATAACCCGAGTAAATTTGAAGCATTACGACAACAAATGAAAGGAGTTGCTAAAGATGAAAACAGTAAAACTGGATAGTTATAAAAAGTTTACACCTCAAAATTTAGCAGATGAATTACAAAAGGTGATTGATAAATATGATGTCGAGGATGTCATTATCATTTATAGAGATAAGGAAAAGAATATTGGTTTAATGCATTCAGATATAACTGATACAGAAGCTGTTGGGATGTTAGAGATGACCAAGATGAGTATATTTATCGATGATTAATAACCCGTCCTAGACATGACGTTAAAAGGTCTTTTTATTATGGATAGCTTTAAAACTCACGTCCAGAAAGGAATAGTGATCACTTAAGTATCTCGATGGTGGTGGATACCACTCGACCTGTCGAAAGTCGCAAAAAGTCGAAACGTTTGTACAAACGTATTGTACTATCCTAACGCTGTCGTTCAGCGAATAAAAACGAGAAGGAGAAATAGTATGAGACGAAAATTTTTAGAAGACTTAGGACTTGAAGTAGAAACGATTAATGAAATCATGAAAGAACATGGTAAAACTGTAGGTCGTAAAGACGCTCAGATTGATGAGCTTGAAAAAGATTTAGAGAATCGTGATAAGCAGTTAAAAGACTTAGAGAACAATCCAAAGATTGACCCAGAGTTGCAGAATAAAGTGAATGAGTACAGCGAAGAGAATAAAAAATTAAAAGATGAGCGCCGAGACATCATTCTAAATGCTGCAATTGAAGTCGCAACTGCTAAAGATGCACATAATCCTAAAGCTGTTCTTAAATTAATTGATCGTGAATCTCTTGAAGTTCAAGATGACGGAACTATTAAAGGATTAGATGAAGCTATCAGTTCATTAAGAGAAACAGATAGTTATTTATTTACACCTACTAATAGTGACGAGACACCACCAGGTAACGATGATAGCGATAAGCAAGACGGTATTAAACCACCTAACAACCTTAATCCCGGAGGACAACAAGGAAATGGTGGTAAAGACCCAGACCCAAGTGAACTTGGAAAATCAATGGCCGATAAGTTACTCGGTAAAAAAGAATAAGGAGGAAGTTAAATGTTTAACCCTAGAAAAGTAGACAGCTTCAAAAAAGCACCAGAATTCTTACGTGATGCAAAAAACGTGGAATACACTGTCGGTAACGTATTATTAGACGGTTCTAAATTCTCAACAGATACAGTTATAAAAGCCGGAACTGCAGTTTTTAGAAATGCAGAGTCAAACAAGTTTGAATTGGTTCAAGAATCGACACCAGAAACAATGTCAGGTGCGGTATTAACTGCTAATGATGTAAAAGTATTTGCGAAAGAAGATGCTTTAGCACCTGCAGTACGTGAAGCATCAGTTATTAAAGAGCGTACAACAGGAGTTACAGACAACTTTATCAAAGCGACTATCGGACGTTTCCACTTCGATGTCTAATAAAAAATAGGAGGAATTAATAGATGTTAGAAATTAAAGAATTTGACGATGCTACGCTACAAGCATTTGTACGTGAAGCAGATAATAGAAATACAAACAACTATCCATTAGCAGAAGCATTCCCACAGGAAGTTACTTATGACATTAATGCAATTTATAATGTTGTATCTGATACTGTTCGTGCAGCTGCATCTATCACAGGTTTTAATAGCGGAGCGCCATTACGTTCGAAAGGCGAAGGCGAAAAAGCAATGATTGAATTAACAAAGATTCAACATGCTTATTACTTAGATGAGGTTGAGTTATTACAATTCAACAAACCGCGTGATCCACAGGAACGACAAGTGGTAATCGAGAAAGTATTCTTAAAGATTGCTGACTTATCTTATGGTGTTGATGATATTAAAGAATTCTTAAGAGCTGGTTTAACTTACCGCGGAGAGTTTAAATACTCAAATCCAGTAGACAAAATTGAAATCGATGTGAAATTAAATCGTCCATCTGAAAATAATGTTCAAATCACAAACAAATGGAATACACCTGAAGGAACTCCAATTGCAGATTTAGTGAGTGCAGTAGAGCAGTACCAAAAAACAAATGGCAACAAAAAGCCTGATTACATTGTTATGAACTCTAAGACTTTTTCAGCGTTCAAACGTAATCCTGAATTAAAAGGACAAATCTATGGTAACTCTACAGATACTCGAATCGTTAGAGATGCAAGTGTATATGAATTACTTACAGAGTTAGGTCTACCGCCAATTCAAATTGATGATAATATCACAGGTATCGAACAATTGGATGGTACTGTAAAAGTGCATCAAAACTTAGAAGATGGAAAAGTAGTACTTCGTGCAGCTCAATTAGGTAAAACATTTACTGGTCCTTCAGTTGAAAACAACTATGTTCCAGGTAAATATGTTCAGACTGTTATCGAAAAAGACCCATCAAGCGAAAAAACAATCGTTGGAGAGGTTGCAATTCCTGCATTACAAGCAATCAACTCAACAGTATTAATGACTGTACTTTAATTAGTGCAGTCTTATTTATTAAATGATAGGAGGACTTAAAGATGCCAAAAGTATATGTAGATAAAGGTACTGTAATTCATAAAGGGCAAGCTTATTTTAGACAGTCTTTAGACCTTACTCAAGAAGAGTATGAGAATGTAAAAGACTTAGTGACGGTTGAAGATGCAACTGAAACAACCGAAAAATCTTATAAAGATTTAGATGTAGAAGAGCTTAAAGCACTAGTCGAAGAAAAAGGCCTTGAAGTTGTTGCTACAGGTAAAAATGGAGCAGTAAAAGCTGACTACGTGAAAGCATTAGAAGAAGCAGCAGAATAATGTAAAGGTGTGATGTTATGGAAACATTGGAACAACATCAATCATTAATCGATGGCACAGTGGCATACATGAACATCATGCCATTACCTGATTATATTAATGAAGTACCAATTGAAGACTTACCGAAGTATTTATTTTCGGCCATTCAAGATATTAAGGATTACTTTCCTGGCATCGAGTTAACGCCGAGAATGGTTTATCTGCAACTTGATTACAAGTTAGAAGCTGAAGAAGAAGGCTTTGGAGTGCTTAAGCGCCATAACGTTGAAGACTATACAGTTAAAGATGTTAAAGTCGTATTCAATCATGAAAAGCTATCTCCATCGCTACTAGCGATTATAGATGGAATACTAGCTGAGGAACGAAAGACATCCTTAGGTAGAACAGGGAGGTTGATATAATGAGACCTCCAATGAATCAAAGAGTTTTAGTTCATAGAGCTATTAAAAGCTATGGGAATAATACTTTGACTGATAAATATGGTAGACCTTTAACAGAAAAAGTAGAGTCTAAAGCGCGTGTCAGACGTAAGTCTAACTTGATTATTACAGCAACTGGTACTGAAACAAACACAAACATTGAAATTGATGTACCTTCTCAAATGATTGTCAAAGAAGGAGAAGAAATCAGTTATATCGATATGGATGGTAACGATGGTACAGGTAAAGTTATCTCTTACGAGGAAGCAACTAACGTTACAGGTTCACGCGTTCTATTTAGGACGGTGTTTGTTGATGGCCGATGAGTATTTCAAATTTGAATTTGATGATAGTTACAAAGAACTGCAAAGTTACTTCAAAAAGTTTGATGAACGCTTTACTAAGATCGTTATTCAAGAACTCGGTAAGTTTGGATTAAGAGTAGAAGAAGTCGCAAAAGCACTTGCTCCACGTGATTCAGGAGACTTAGAAGATTCTATTAATGCTTCTAAGGTTATTATAGAAGGTAAGACATTCTCGATTACTATAGGTACTAACATGAAATACGCTCTGAGAGTTCATGAGCAGCCTGAAGGTAAAGGTGTTAGACCTAAATATCAAAGAGGTGTTAAGTATCCTGAATACTATAAAAATGGACGTGGAGAGAACACACGTAACAAACCAAGCGTAAATGGATATAAACCAGGAAGAAAGTATCTTACTAATGCAGTTAAAGTTACTGAAGACGACTGGAATATAATGTGCAAAAGAATTCTCGCGCGAGTATTGGAGGGTTAGACTGATGATACAAGAGTCAATCATGAATCTGTTAAGAGAAAATATAGCTGGGCTTACTTGGTCAGTCGACTACCGTACATTGGGCGACAATACAGGTACAGTATATTCAGACGGTGGAGAAAAGCCTGGTATCTATGATGATGAAATGAAATATCCGCACTATCAAATCTATATCAGATCAAGTGATTTTGATAAGTGCAAAGACATAGCTTTTAAAGTCTATGCATTGCTCCATAAGAAGAGCGATTGGTTAATTAACGAGCAAAACAATGTAATACATGTTTACTTCATTGAAGCGTTGTCTGAGCCACTTAGAATAGGTGTAGAGGACAATGTGATGGAGTATAGCATTAACTTTAGAACGACAATAAGAATTGAAAACTAAAGCATATTTAGACATCTGAAACGATGTCTATTTTTTATGCAAAAAAACAGGAGGAATAAATTATATGAATGCATTTGATAAAAGTATCATGTTCGGTATGGCTAATTTTAAATTGACAGGTACAGACAGCAAAGCTCTCAACTTTGATGGTAAAGCAACAGGAGATGGTACTAGCTTCTTACAAACAGAAGGTGGGGTTCTTACTATTGAACCTAAGTTTAAGGATATTCAATTTGAAGATACTGGTGAAAGTGACATCGACAATCGAGTTGTCGGTTGGGAAGTAAAAGTTAAAATGACTGTATCTCAAGAAACTCTAGAATTGATTCAATTGGCTATGGCCGGTGCACATGCAATTAAGGATAGTGGAGGGTCAAAATTAATCGGGATTACAGATGGTCCACTAGGTTCATCTAACCGAGATCGTGGAGTAAAAATGGAGATTCACCCACGCCAATTACCAGTTGAAGATAAATCTATGGATATTGTTATCTATAAAGTTGCATCTACATCAGGATTCGAGCGAGCATTTAAAAACGAACAAGGTAAATTTGATTTAGAATTCGTAGCTTATCCTAAAGATAACTTTGATATGAGTCAACCAAACAACTTCTTCCAAATCGGACAAGCTACAGTTTAATAAAAAATAGCCCTACTTATGCTAGTAGGGTTATTTCTATATTTATTTAAATAATTAATTGAAAAGAGGAATAAAACATGACAAACGAAGTAAAAGTATTAATCACTCAATACGTTGAGGAAAAAGGTGTATTAAAAGACGATAGTAAAAAAGAAGTAGTAATCAAAGCGATGCGACCATATCAGTTTTTTGCTATTACTAAGGTTTTAAAAACGTTAATCAATGAATTAAATGCTGATGAAAATATCAACGGTGCTTTAGTAGGATTATTCGATACGGTAGAAGAAGGTATGGATACTAAAGATTTATTAAGTGCATTATCAGCTCAGTTCGTTAAGGATTCAGCTGGATCAATCGGATTATTATTAGAGGTTGCTCCTGAAAGTGCTTTAGAACTGATTTCAATCTTATCCGATGTGCATCCTGAACAACTAAAACTTCAAGAGATGGATACATTCTTTGATGTAGTAGATGCAATTGCAGAAGTTAATGATTTAGCTAAGGTTGTTGAACGTGTAAAAAAGTCTACGAAAAGTTTTCAGAAGAGTCTCAAATGGGGCGAGAAAGTTACTCAAGCGACTCTAAGTCCAGTGAACTAAGTGGTTATGAGCTTGAAGATGCTCTCGTATATAAGTTAGCGCATAAACTAGGTGGAAGGTCAGAAATCATTGATATGCCACTTGAAGAAGCGTTAGCTTATTTAATTATCATTATTGAACAGGAAGAGCAACAAGCAGAAGCGAAGAAGTGGGACTTATATATGAATCACTTATCACGTATTAATGCGAATCCTGCACAAGATAAAGATGATGTTAAAAAACAGAATCAATTTATCGAAGGTATTGATCCTATGAAAGAAAATAAAGCGCTAGAAATGCCTAAAGAATTAGAATGGAACTTCGAGCAGCTTGAACAATTAAAAGCATTACAAACTTAATTAATTATTTAAATGAATATACAAGGAAAGGAGGATAATATGGCTAACATACAAGAAATAGGTACTAAATTTACGATGTCTGTAGATGGGATGTTGAATAAGTTCAAGATACTTGAACAAAACTTTGATAATTTGCCAAAGGTGGCCGAAAAATCAACAAAGCGTATGGATAAAGCGTTTGGGACTATAGATGATTCACTTAAGACATTTGACAAGCGTTTATCTGAAACGGGTAAAGACTTCGACACTAAGAAGTTGCAGGCTGAATTACAAAAGGCGCAAAAGGAATTTAAAGATACAGGTAATATCAATAAAGAGACGATGCAATCACTTCAAAAGGAAATTAAGAGTGTTGATTGGAAGTCTTTAGATGCAAATTCACGTGATACATTCAAAACTGTTATACGTAATGTCAACAGTGTAGAGCGTAATATGAATAAGCTGAATGATGTTAAGTTTCTTGAAGGACTACCTGATGATGCGAAAGAAGCAGGTAAGCAATTACTAGCACTGCAAAAAGATGTTGAGAAGACAAGTAAATCACTTGAGAAAACTGATGATAAGGTTGATTTTAATAAGCTCAATAGTGAGCTCAATAAAGCTAAAAAAGAATTACAATCAACGGGTAAGGTTGCAGATAACACACTTGATCAGATAAATAAGGATATTAAAGATGTTGATTTTGAATCGATGTCTATGAGTGCTAATGTAGCATTCGGTAAGGTTGAAGAACGTGCTGAACAACTCGATAGAAAACTTAGGAACGTTGGAGATGATGTTAATCTATCTAATTCTACTAAGAATATTTCTAAGGACATTGATGGCGCAACTGGTTCTGTCGGAGGTTTAAAAGGAGCTTTTAAAGGATTAGGCCCTGTTATTGCAGGCGCATTAGCTACTGTAAGCATAACAGAATTTACAAAGAAGATAGTTGAATCTACTGCTGAAATTGAAGCGTTAAACTCTCAGTACGAACAAGTTATGGGCAAAATGAAGAATACAACTGATAAGTATCTTGGAGAGATGGCTCAGAAGTATAATGTACATCCTAACGAATTAAAGAAGTCTATGCTACAGTATCAAGCGATACTTAAATCAAAAGGGTTAAATGAACAAGATGCATATGAAACTTCTAAAATGTGGTTAGAACGTACTGTTGACGGTTCAGCATTTGCTAATGAATCGATTGAAGAATCAACTGGACGTATGATGGCTGTTATTAAAGGCGAATACGATTCTGCAGATACAGTTATGATTAACTTATCTCAGACGATGCTTAATGATAAAGCTCAAGAAAAATACGGTAAGAAATGGGAAGATTTATCGGCAAAGCAACAAGAGCAGTTAAAAGTGCAAGAATCAATAAGACAACACACTTCAGCCGGTGTACTTGGTCAGGGCATAAAAGAAGCGGATAGCTATGAAAAGAATTTGGCACAATTAAAAAACACTTGGACTGACTTTCTCGCTTCTTATGGGGGGCCTGCGTTAGATATCGCTAATAAAGGTTTAAAAGGCGGCGTTAAAATCATTGGAGGTATGGCTAAGTCTTTTGATTATCTAGGAGGGAAAGTAGAAGCTATTAAAGGGGCTTTATCAGGTCTTTTTACAGGAGATAAAGATAAAGGCCGAGATATGATGAATAAATTAGGTTTAAATCAGTCTCAAATGAAATTGCTCGAAGATTCTATTGCTAATCTAAATAATTATAAAGATAAAGTAAGTCGATTTATATCTGGTTACAAATTATTGTTTAAGGATGACGGAAGCGATGGACGCCAGATTTTAAGTAAACTCGGAGTGTCTCCAAGTACAATACAAAAGTTAGATGATTTTGCTGCTAAATTCTCCGAGTTCAAGGGGACTATAAAAGGTTTTATTGATGGATTTAAACTTCTTTTTAAGGATGATGGGCAACAAGGACGTGACATACTAAAAAGTATTGGGATTTCACCTAAAACGATTAAAACTCTTGATGATTTTGCTTTAAAAATAATTGAATTTCGTGAGAAATTTAAAAATGCTTTGCAAGGTATTAAAGATGTTATGTCAGGAAAAACGATTTCTAGTGTTACATTCTTAGCGCAACTTGGTTTTGATAATAACCAGATCCAATTTATATTGTCGAATATCGATAAAGTGAAAAATGGTTTTAAGATATTAGTTTCAACAGTAGGGAAAGCTATTTTTGAAATAGGTAAATTTATTGGAACAGAGCTGAAAAGTCATTTCAGTTTCTTGATAAATGAAGCACCTTCAATTTTTAAGGCATTTGGGAATATAGCGAAAGTCGTTGGTTCTGTTGTCGGGGCATCGATGATTGGAATTTGGAAAGTTATGCAATTTGTTTGGCCCGCAGTAAAATTTTTAATCATCTCTGTTTGGCAGAATATCCAGGGTGTAATAAAAGGCGGCCTTCAAGTCATTAAAGGCTTGATTCAAGTTTTTAGTGGATTGTTTACTGGTGACTTCAGAAAAATGTGGGAGGGTATTAAAAATATCTTCTCCGGAGCAATAAAGTTAATTTGGAACGGTGTACAATTATTATTCTACGGAAAACTGCTTAAAGGTGGTTTAGCCTTTGCTAAATTATTCGCCGGCAGCTTTAAATCCATGTGGCAAGGTATCCTCAATTTATTTAAGAATTTCGGTAAATTTATATGGGATACTTCAACAAAAGTATCGAAAAACGTCATTGGTGCTTTCAAGAATCTGTGGACAGGTTCAATGAATATCATAAAGAATTTAAAATCAGGACTTTATAATTCTTGGGTGTCTATAAAGAAAACAACGGTAGATGCAGCGGTTGGATTAAAAGACGGTGTCGTTGGTGCATTTAAAAACACTTGGACTGGTATAAAAGGCTGGATTAAATCGATTAAAGATGGCGTAACCGGCATGAAAGATAATGTTGTTCAGACAGCAATAGATATGAAAAACGGATTGAAAAATAAAGTCATTGGCGGACTTAATTTAATGATTGATGGTGTTAACTGGGTAGCGAAGAGTTTGCACATGGATCCGCCTTTGGAAAAAATTGATGCTAGTAAATATTCTACAGGTACCGGAGGGCATCCTGAAGATGGATGGGCAACTGTAGGAGATAAAGGTCCAGG